CACAAGCAGATATTGATAGAGGCAGATCTCCTGGTGGAGATGCTGTTGCTGGAATCGTAACAACAACAGCATCAGCAACTATTGATGGAGCCACTACTACTTTTTCATACAAGGAAAATAGTAATTTCTTACAAGTTCCATCGTCAGTTATAGGTATAACTAAAATATATCATTTTGATGGAACAAATACCACAACAAATAATATGTTTAGTGTGAAATATCAATTATTTTTAAATGATATTTACTATTGGGGTTCCACTGAAATATTGACTTATGCGATGACAAAGACGTATTTGGAAGATATTGATTTTCTTTTAACAACGCAGAAGCAAATTAGATTTAATCAAAGACAAGATAGATTATATTTGGATATTGATTGGGGAAGTGTTAGTGTTGGCGACTACCTAATTATTGATTCATATAGACTTCTTGATCCAAATGACTATAGCAGAGTTTGGAATGATTCTTTCTTAAAAAAATATTTAACAATTCTAATTAAAAAACAGTGGGGTCAGAATTTAATCAAGTTCCAGGGAGTAAAACTTCCAGGTGGAGTGGAGTTGAATGGAAGACAAATTTATGATGATGCACAGAAAGAATTAGATAGTCTTATGGAAAGGATGTCAAATACTTATGAACTTCCACCTTTAGACATGATTGGATAAAACTTATGCTAAATCCATACTTTCTTCAAGGTTCATCTTCAGAGCAAAGTCTTGTTCAGAGTTTAATCAACGAACAGTTGAGGATGTATGGTGTTGAAATTTATTATATACCTAGAAAATATCTTACGGAAAAAACAGTAATAAGAGAAGTCATTGAATCAAAATTTGACGATGCATATCCAATAGAAGCATATGTAGACTCATATGAGGGATATGGAGATAATCCAACACTATTATCAAAATTTGGAATTCAAGCAACGAATGAAATAAATTTAATTATTTCTAAAGAAAGGTATGATATGTACATATCACCTCTCATAAAAAATGAAACTAATATTAAATTATCAACGAGACCAAAAGAAGGAGATTTAATATACTTTCCTTTAGGTGATCGTCTCTTTGAAATTAAATATGTTGAGCACGAAAAACCATTCTATCAATTGCAAAAAAATTATGTCTATGAATTAAGATGCGAACTCTTTAGATATGAAGATGAAGTCATTGACACTGGAGTTGGTGAAATTGATGATCTTCTTGGTACAATAGAAGGAACTGATGGCGGAACAATTCTTCTCGGTTCAACTCAAAGACTTACACTTGTTGGTGTTGGAATAACTGCTACTGCATCTACTGAAATTGTTAATGGCGGTATTAAACTTATTACTGTTACAAATAGAGGTGGTGGGTATACAAGCACTCCAACAGTTGGTATTGGATCTGCCCCTGCAGGAGGAATTACTGGTATAGCGACTGCAGAAATGATTGGCGGAATTGTTGTTTGTACTGATAATGTGAATCCAGCTGCACAATCTGTACAGAGTGTCCGTATTATTAATCCAGGTGCTGGATATACTTCTGCACCATCAATTAAGTTTATTGGTGGAGGTGGGTCAGGTGCTGCTGCTACTTCAATTATTGACTATGGAATTGTTGGATTTGTCACAATCACAAGTGGTGGATCTGGATACACCACATCACCAACAATTACATTCACTGGCATATCAACAGTATCTGCCGCTGCAACAGCACTTGTAAGCACTGCAGGAACTATTTCTGCAATATACCTAACAAACGCTGGTGCGGGTTATACAGAGGCACCTACAGTGACAATTTCTTCCCCATCACTATCTTCCACAGGAGATTTTATATTCAATGAAGTTGTCACAGGATCTTCAAGTGGAACCACTGCAAGAGTAAGATCTTGGAATTCTGGAAGTAATATTTTGGATGTTTATAGTGTTAGTGGATCTTTTGCGATTGGTGAGGATATCGTTGGTTCAGATTCTGGAGCAACACATCAATTAAGATTGATAGATACGATCCCACAAGATGATGGATATACAAGTAATGATGAAATAGAAATAGAGGCTGATGCCATTCTTGATTTCAGTGAGAGAAATCCATTTGGTCAACCCTAAATAGTTTTTATTAGAACATAGTTTGTAAGGGTAAAAAATGTTTGAATATTTTTATCACCAAATTTTGAGGAAAACTGTGATTGCCTTTGGCACACTTTTTAATGATATTAGTATCAAACATACTAATTCTTCCGATGCCGTTGTTAGTACTATCAAAGTTCCCCTTGCATATGGTCCAACTCAAAAGTTTTTAGCAAGATTAGAGCAATCTCCAGATTTAAATAAATCAACTCAAATAACATTACCAAGAATGTCTTTTGAGTTTACTGGTATTACATATGATCCATCAAGAAAAGTAACAACAACTCAACAGTTTACTGTAAAGGATTCTAATAGTGAGACTGTAACTAAAAAGTCTTACATGCCAGTTCCATATAATATGCAATTTGAATTGAGCATCATGGCAAAATTAAATGATGATGCTTTACAAATTGTAGAGCAAATTTTGCCATATTTTCAACCATCATATAATCTTTCAATCACTCTTGTTGATGAAGGAATCAATGAAAAGAGAGACATTCCTATCGTTTTAGAAAATGTCACGATGCAAGATGATTATGAAGGCAATTTTACAACAAGAAGAGTTCTACTTTATACATTAAGATTTTCGGCAAAGACATATTTGTTTGGACCCATTTCTACTGTCACTTCAGATGTCATCAAGGCAACAAAAATCAGTTATCTTACAGGAGTGGACACATCAAACACAACAAGAGAACTTTCATACACTGTTACTCCAAGAGCAATTCAAAATTATACAGGAACAATACTTACAAATCTGGCAAAGGATATTTCCGCATCTGATACTATTATTCATGTCAACGATTCATCATCAATCTCAAATAAAACATATCTAGATATTGATGGCGAAGAAATGTATGTAACTGGAATTAACGGTAATGCTATTACGGTTGAAAGAGGTAAAGATGGCACAACAATTTCCACTCATATAACTGGTGCTGCGGTTAAACCAATAACTGCTGCAGACAACGCACTGATTCCAGAAGGTGATGACTTTGGATTTAGTGGATCTATAGAGTAAGACTATGAAAATGTCAAAAAAGTATGATAGTTTAGATGAAACCTTTAATGTAGAAGCAAGCATTGTTTCTAATGAAGAGGAAAAAACTGATATTGTTGAAACTTCTTCATCTTCAACAAAAACTGAAGATGATATTAGAAAAGACTATGAGTACACCAGAGGAAATTTGTATTCTTTGATAGAAAAGGGTCAGGAAGCAATCAATGGCATTTTAGAACTTGCTCAAGAAAGTGAAATGCCAAGAGCATATGAAGTTGCTGGACAGTTAATTAAAAACGTTGCTGATGCTACTGACAAATTGATGGAACTACAGAAGAAACTAAAAGATGTAAATGAAGAGTCTGCTTCCAAAGGTCCAACTAATGTAACCAATGCATTGTTTGTTGGATCTACTGCAGAATTGGCAAAATTAATTAAAAATCAGAATTCAAAAAAAGAGTGATTTTTTCTTAAAATAAATATACTTATAGATGAATAAATATGGGGTTCAATAAGTGGCATTAAAGAAGCCTTCAGAGTTTTTTAATGAAAATGATTCCGATTCAGCATTGACAAATAATGCTGGAATAATTTTTAATGAAAATTCCCCTAAAGTTGAAACTGTATCAGAGGCATTCAATTCATTTAAAAATAATTTAGAAAAAATAGATGCACTTTCAGACTTTACAGAAACTTTTGATAAATTTAAAGACAACGTAGAAAAAGTTTCTATTCTTTCTGAAGAAGTTAATAATATACATGCACACATAAAAACTCTTCTAAAAAAAGAAGATTTGGAAAATGCGATGATGTCGCATTTAGTTGTTGTAGAGCAGAATATTCAAGATTTACAAAAAAATGTAAAGTCTTTAAACTCAAAAACTCTTATTAAAATTAAAAGTGACTTTTCTGACCTCAGTGAAAAGATTGAAGATTTTATTGATGTAGAAGTACCAAAGTATAAAAAATTATTAAAAGAATCGGAAATTAGAGTTGAAAATAAAATCAATGATATTGATTCTGATCTAGAAAAAAGAGTTGATAATCTAGATGAATATATTCAACAACGAATTAATTCAATAGAAGAATCTGTTGAAAGTATAAATGAAGAATCTTTATTGAAGTTTGAAGGAAAGATAAATTCTTTGTCTTCAGAACTTCAGTCTTTAGTTGAAGTTGAGATTCCGAAATATAAAAAAATTGTTGCTGAAAGTAGAATAAAAAATGAAGAAGGAATAGATTTATTAAGTAAAAAAGTAGATGATGGACTGAAAAATCAGAGCGAACTTGTTGAAGATAAAATTTTAAAAATCAATGAAGCAGTAAATTCTTTTATTGAGCAAGAAATACCAAAGTATGGAAATTTGCTTGTTGAAACAAAGATTAATTTTGAAAATGATCTAAACAAATATAAAGAGTCTATTTCTTCTGAAGTTTTTTCTTCTTTAGAAAAAATTAAAAACATAAAGGAAGAATTAGATGAAAATAATTTTCAAGCAAATAAGTCTTTTGAAGAAAAAATAAAATCTTTAGAATCAGAGGTTTCAATATCTTTAAAAAATATTGATTCTATTGGAGAAAAATATAAAAGATTATATGAAGACTTTAAACATAGGGAAATTAGCAACGATAGAAAGTTACAATTATATTCAGAATCTTTAGAACTTTTAGATGAAAGACTAAAAAATAATAACACTAAAATTAATCAGGACTTAAAAAATTTGGGTCTTGAGGTAGTTGAATCTACAACCAATCTAAATCAAAATATTGATTTTATAAATCAAGATTTAAGCAAAAAAATCAAATCTCTTGAAGCTGACGTTTACATTAATGAAAGTCATTTAAAAGAACAAACTAAAGGATATGAGGAAATAAAAGAAGAGATTTATTCAACTATCAAAAAATTAAAAATTGATTTTATTGAGGAGCAAAATAAAACTCTTACGGATAAGATAAAATATCTTGAAGAAATTTTTAATAAGTTCAATGAAAAGACTGTTCTTAAGGAAGATGGTTCTTTACTGACAGGAACAGAAAATGAGAAGACTAAAGATCCTCTCACTCCTCTAGATAAAAACTTTGTAACATTTAACGATTTATCATCACACTACCGTCAATTCATCAATAGAATCCAAATCCAACTAGCATCTATTGGTGGTGGTGGTGCAGGATTTATTAAAGATCTTGATGATGTAGATTTTGATCAAACAACTGGTGATGGTAAGATCTTAATTTATGACCAAGCAAATTCTAAATGGGTAGGAATAGCAAGTACTGCCATTAGTGGATCTCAAACACTAGATGGAGTTCTTGGTGGTGGAAATACATCTTCACTAGGAATGAGTGTTGGTGTTGTCACTGCAACACAATTACGTGTTGGTAGTGCAACGACATTTTCAGAAACATTAGTTGTCAATGGTGATGCTCGTATTACTGGCATTCTTACGATTGGAACTTCAACAATTACTTTAGATCCTAGTACAAATGTAATTAGAGTAGGATCTGGCATTACATTAGATGCAACTAACAATATTATTAGTGTTGGTGGAAATCAAATAGCAGATTCATCAGGTAATGCAAATTACAGTGGAATAGTTACTGCAGGATCAATAGTCGCTGAAAGTGCAATATTTAGTGGAAATATTACAGTTGGTGGCACGATTACTTATGATGATGTCACAAATGTTGATTCCATTGGAGTTGTAACTGCAAGAAGTGGAATTGAAATTGGTTCCGGAACTCCAATTTCAATAGTTTCTGTTCAATCCGCAACTTCAACTTTAGCAACAGATTCTCAAACAACTATAGACACTTTTAGTGCAAGCACATACAGATCTGCTCAGTATCAGATTCAAATTACAAAAGGGTCTTCTTATCATGTTACATCATTAAATATTTTACATGATGACACTTCAGTTTACTTAAGTGAATTTGGAACTATTAAGACTGGTCTTCCCTTAGCAACATTTGATTCTGATATTAGTTCGGGAAACGTTAGGATTTTGGCAACTCCATTTGACTCTTCATCAACTACTTTCAAAATTTATAAAGTTCTTACAAAAGTATAATGAAAACATTCAAACAGTTTCAAGAAGAGTGGACTAATAAATATAAAAAGAGTATTGATTGCTCAAACCCAAAAGGTTTTTCTCAACGTGCTCATTGTGCAGCGAGAAGAAAGAGAGCAAAAGGCGAAGAAACTAAATCAAAACCAGTTGAATGAAATACGCTAAGTTTTCTCACAAAACACCACATCTAAAAGGGAAACAACATCAGTTGGATCCTAATCTTGATCTTAAACAGTTAGTTCATCACTCAACAGTTCAGTATGTTGATCGTGATGCTGATGGTGACGTAGATGTTTACGACAATCCCAAAAAGAAAACTCCAGATGAAAATCCGATAGACATTAATGTCGGTGCTTTGTCTAAAAAATTGATTGCAAAACAAAAGGGAGAAATTAAGCATACTAAAAGAGGTATGGCTTATGAGGGAAGTTTACACAAGTGGTTTAAGTCTTCAAGTTCAAAAGATGGAAAACCTGGTTGGGTTAATGTTGTAACTGGTGGAACATGTGCAAGTGATGAACCAGGAGAGGGAACACCTAAGTGCGTTTCTTCTGCAAAAAGAGCAAGTATGACAGATGCAGAACGTCGCTCTGCAGCAAGAAGAAAGAAGGCAGCAGATCCAGGACAACAACAAAAAACTGGTGCGGCAAAACCAACATACGTTTCAACCGATGGTCCTAAAAAAATGAAAGAAGAAAAAGAAGAAAGAAGATATTGTACTAAATGCAAAAAGAAAGAGACTCGTAACGAATGCTCTTACGGTCCTCAAGTTTGGGACAAGTATTCAATAGCAACAATTGCTCCAACAAATGAAGCGAAAGACCACGAGCATTCAATGGCTCGTTCAGAACTTTCTACAATTATGAACGCTGCGAAGAGATTGAAGAAGAAAATGGGTAAGGGTGAAGGAAATATTGA